ACGGCGTGCTCGTGGGCCTGTCGCAGCAGACGCCAAGCGGCGGTGGCGGTCACCTGTATTTCTACTACGACGATTGGCGCCGCCAGCGTCTGCGCGAACTCGCCGAGATCGAGGAACGCGAACGGCAGACGCGCGCCATCGAGGACGATACCTCGCGGCAGATTGCCGAGTTCCTGCGCCGGCAAGAGGCTGCGGACGCAGCGCGCGCCGAACAGGCCAGGCTGCAAGGGCTGGCAGACCGGTACGCATTGGAGCGTGAGCAGCGCGCGGCAATGGCGCACCAGATCGCCGCTGGCGTCGCTGCTGCGCTCCAAGCGGCATTCGAGCAGCGCACCCAGGCCGCGCTCGAAGCAATGCGCCGCGAGATCGAACAGGCTATGGCAGAGGACGAGGCGGCGGTGGTCGCGGTCCTGCTGCTGGACGATGACGAGTGAATGATTAACTAACTACATGGAGCATGTATGAACTACGAAATTCCGAGCAAATACGTCGGTGGACTGACGGGCGGCTATCCATCTCTCGCAGATGTGCCAGTGCAGCAGCCGAGATTCGAGAACATCGCTGACAGGCTGGCGAATATGCCTGATGGGCTGGCAAAAGCCGTGCATCGAATTCGCCAGATTGCAGATCGATACGGCGGTTCGACGCCCGAGGCGAACTCAAAAGACGGCGCAACTGCAAACCCAAGCAATCTCGTTGGCAGGCTGGAAATGGCTACCACGAATCTCGACATTCTGATTGGAAACCTGCATGCGCAGATTGATCGCCTTGAGCGGTTCTGATGGGTAATTGTTGCAATCCACAAAAGGCAAGCGTATATGTCTGACACACCAAACGCGGCGTCGGCCGCGGACACTTCGCAGGCTGCAAAGCCCGCAGAGTTGAAATCCACCGACACTGGTACTTTCTCGAAGCTGACAGCAGAGACACCAAAGTCTGCGGCTCCGGCCAAGGCGACCCCCTCGCCCAAAGCCGAACCAAAGACCGAGGCTCCGCCCAAGGCCGAGAAAGACGCCAACAGCGACGCAGATCCTGCTGCGGAGCATCCGGACGGCCCTGACAGGCTGGAACCGTGGATGCGGAAAAGGCTCTCCCGAGCCGAGGAAAAGGGCCGAAAGCAGGCTCTCGCAGAGTTCTCCCAACTACTCGGATCGCAGCCGCAGCCAAACGCGCAAGCGCCACAGCCGCAGCAAGACGAACGCCCAGCGCTATTGGAAGCCCCAAAGTCGCTCGCGGACTTCGACAACGATATCGAGCAGTACGCCGACTATCTAGCAGAGCGCAAGGTCGAAAAAGCCTTCGCCAAGCGAGACCAGGACGCGGCGAACAAAGCGAAAGAAGCCAAGGCCCACGAAGCACGCACTGTGTTCGAGAAGCGCGCAAGCGAGTTCGAGCAGAAAACCGGCGTGACCTGGGAAGATGTGATTTCCGTCGAGGTGGACATCCCGCAAGAGGTTGTCGAACTCATCAACGGACATCCGCGCGACCTGTACTTAGGTCACTACCTAGTCACGAACCCGGCAATCCTGGACGAACTGCGCGGCAAGTCCCGCCTCGAAATCGCCACACGCCTAGCGGAAATCGACCGCACGCTGGCCGGCGATGAGAAGCCCGCTGCCGCACCGGCCCCAAAGGCTGTGCCGCAAGCGGTCAAGAGCACACGCGAGCTGCCTCCCAAGACCACGAAAGCCCCCGCCCCTCCGGCTGACCTCCCGTCCGGTTCTGCATCGACCAAATCGATCGAGAACATGACGACCGAGGAACGCATTGCGGAGTGGCGCAAACAGAAAGCAGCGCGCAACCGATGAGCTAACAGCATGTCGGCGGCGCCTAACTAAAGGACCGCCGACATGCCAAATGCATTAGTCACCACGGACATGGTTGCAGACCGTGCCCTGATGAAGTTCAGCGAGAACGCCACGTTCTTGCGATCCGTCAACCGCGACTACGACAAGTCGTTTGCGGACAAAGAAGCCAAGATTGGCGACACCCTGCGTGTCCCGATCCCGCAGCACACCATCGTTCGCAAGGGCCGCGTCGCACAGCTCACGCCGCTGCAGACCATCCTTCGCCCGGTGACCGTGTTCGGCCAGCGCGGCTTCGACATCCAGTTCAGCTCGGCGGAGCTCGCCCTCGACATCGAGGAATTCGAGAAGCGCTACCTGTCACAGCAGGTTGCTGACCTAGTGATCAGCATCGAGTCCGAAGTGCTCGGCATGGCCATTGCAGCCACGCCTAACCAGACTGGCCCGATCACGACGGAGTACACGACCCCGGCGAACATCCTGTTCTATCAGAACAACGCCAAAAAGATCATCGAGGATAACGGCGGCTTCAAGGGCACCAAGCAGATGCTCACGAATGCCGGCGCGAACTTGAAGATCATCCCCGGCCTCTCGGGTCTGTTCAACGCGCAGAAAGAAATCGACGTTCAGTACAAAGAGGGGTACATGGGTCGCGCCGCTGGGTTCGACTGGAACACCTCGACCGTCATGCCGCCGCAGCTTCGCGGCGCTGGCGTTAACTACGTGCTCAACGGATCACCGGCCGAGGGCGCAACTTCTGTAGTAGTCGGCACCGGCACCGGCGCGATCAACAAGGGCGAGGTATTCACATTCAGCACCGGCACCGTCGCGATGGCAGTGCATCCGCAGACCAAACTTGAGCTTGGCTACAAGCGCCAGTATGTGGTCACTGCCGATTATCCAGGCGGCGCCGGAACCCTCTCGTTCTACCCGGCGCTCACCTCCACTGGCTCGGAAAAGAACATCAACACGCTGCCCGTCACCACCAACGCAATCACGCTTTCCGGCACAGCGAGCACCCCCTACAACATCTCGATGGCGTACACGGAAGACGCCTTCACCTTCGGCACGGTGGATCTCCCCGAGTACCCGGATCGTCCGTGCAGCCGCCGCGTGTTCGAGTCCATCTCGATGCGCGTCGCTCAGGGCTCCGACATCGTGAACGACGTGATCATGATGCGCTTTGACATCATGTGCGCGTTCGGCGCGCTGCGTCCCGAGTGGGCCTGCCGCTTAGGCGATACCGGTTCGCTGACGGCTCCGGCCTGATCGCGCTGACATCATTCCAGGAGTAACGAAACATGCCTTATCCAGCAATTGTCGATGTCGCGCAGCGGAAGACTTCCAACGCGCAAGTCGAGGGCGTCATCGGACGCAACACCGGAAACGTCGAGGGCTTCATCGCCAACGCCGTCATCGAGCCAAACCGTGTCGTGAAGTTCGACACCGCGGCGCAGAACGTCATCCGTTCGGCGCTCGCGGCGGATCTTCACATCGGCGTCTACGTCGGCGTCCTCAACTCGGTGGTGGGTGAAACCATCCCGGTTGCGGTCGATGGCGTGGTCATCGCCGAGGCGGGTGCTGCGATCACGCAGGGCGCGCAGCTCTCGACGGACACCGTGGGTCGCGTCGTCACAGCAGCCACAACGAATCGCCTCATCGGCAAGGCGTTGCAGGCGGCTGGCGCGGCCGGCGACAAAATCAAGGTGCTGCTCGCCGACCGCTCGTTAGTGGTCTGAGTAAGAGCGCGTGACTGCGCTCGAACTCATCGCAAGGTCGCTTCGGCTGATCGGGGTCATCGATGCTATCGAGCCCCCATCGGCCGAATCGGCCGTGAGTGCGATCATCGCCCTCAACGGGATGTGTACGCGGTGGGAGGCGAATGGGCTCAGCTTCGGCTGGTCCAACGTCGCCGACGCCGCTGACACGTTGCCTGCGTCCGATGAGTACCACTCGACGCTCGCCTATAACCTGGCTGTCGAGATCGCCCCTGAGTACGGGGCACCGGTGTCTGACGTTGTGGGCGTGCGTGCCAGTCAGTACCTGGACGACTTACGGCGCGACGTGCAAGTGGCCAATCCCATCGAGCCAATTCTGGATGTGCCGATGCCGCAGGCTAATGGCGCGTTCCGGCTCGGCCTTCCGGGTGACTGGAATGGATCGTAGCCGTGCAGCCACTACGGCTTCCGCTGGGCTCATACAGGCTGCCAAACCCAGCGGCCTCATGTCGCCGTCTGTTGAATTGTTTCGCGGAGCCTGCGCCGCCTGACGCGCCCAAGGGGCAGCCGCTGATACTGCGCCGCGCGCCT